CGAGTCTTTTCAACTTCGATTCCGATTCTGAATCGCGCTTCATTGCTGTTGTTTACGATTGAAGACTTTGACTCACGGCATCGAAGACCTTTGATGTCGATGTTTTCACCTTTGGTTTTAAACACAGGAGCAGGGCTTCCGTGATACGATTGAAGACGATTTCTTCCGTATTCGCCGTCGTTAGTAAATTGTGTTCCGTTTCTCATTTTTTTGTAAGTTTTAAATTTCCGTTTCGCTCTTTTGAGCTCATCAGCGAAGACACTCATCTTCGGACGGAGCAGTGTCGTTGAAGACACTGCGCTCCTTTTAATCTTGCATCGTTTGTAATGGGTGCATTTGAGTTAAAACTCTACCTGCAATATCACATAACTCACGAATACTTCCGTCGGACTGAATTACATTTCCGTCGGCATCTATTCTAATTGTTGCACCTGCATTTCCGTTGATTGCTTTCATTGAAATGGTGATGTACGTTTCAGGGTCTTCCGATTGGTTTTCTTCGCTTTCGGCTTCTTCTGTTTCTTCGCTTTCGGTTTCTTCAGATTCTCTTACTTCAGCTTCGCCACTTGTACAGAATTTGTTGAATGCTTCGATGTTCCTCTTTGGGCTTTCGCCGTTTTCTTCAGCTTCATCACAAGCAGTTACAAATTCGTTTATCGCATTCTCATTAGCATCTACATTGTTAGCCGCTTTGATTAGCTTGTAGCATACTGATTTCTTTCGTCCACCTGCGATTGATTGAAAGAATTCGCAAATGTCATTATAAGTTATTCCTGCATCATCCATTTGGTTTTTTGCGTCTTCGCTGTTGTACCATTCTTTCGCTGTTCGCAATTCCTTGCCTAATTCCACCTGTAGTTCAATGGACTTTTTGTGCTGTCTTCCAAGTCTTCTAATCACTCCTGTGATTGTGCTTGGACTGAATCCTGTTACATTGTTATAAAAACTTCTTTCTTGTGTATTCATTATATATTATTTATTTGGTTACTTATTAATACTTGGAAAACCTTGTCTTGAATTGTCTCAAATGACTGATTATCAGTCAGTTGCGTGTTCAATGTGTCGTTTTCTCGTCGTTTCATATAGCTAATATAGTTCTTTTATACGGATTGACAATGGCTTTGTTGCATTTTCTTTCAATTCCCTCAATTTTGTTTATGCGATTGAAATGGGGTGCAGGGGTTAACGGACTCCTCTTTATGTCCGTTAGTGTCTTTGAGGACACTATTTGAGGGAAGGTATTCGATATGGACGTTCACCTGGAAAACATCACGTTTATTCATCAATCTTCTGTAATGTAGTACAGGCAAGGGATACAGACCTTTGAGAACTAATCTCTATTCGTGGGGGGAGCAGGGGAGCAGGGGAGTAGGGGAGCGAATAACAGCTACAGCAGGACAGCGCGAACGTCTACAGCCCACGTATATAGAGGAATGTAGACTCATATATCTACAGCTACAGGACAACCCCAAACAAATCGCCAAAAAATCACACCTGCACCGATGAAAACATCACCCCCCCCATCGACGAACGAGGCGTTTCCGGACGAGCCCGGCGTGCGTGCCGCCCTATATAACCCAAAGACTACATACATCTAAAAAAAATTTGTACCTTTGACAAATAAACCTTATATTAGCAGAACAATGATGAAGACGTATCAAGACTTAATGAACAGTGAGTACACTATCAAGAATGGTAGATTAATTAATAATGCACCACCACTCGAGATGGGTATTTCAAAAGCGGCAAGACTTCGTAGAGAGGTTCACCGTAGCAAGAAGATTGCAAAGATTGCTGATGGCATAGAGATGGCTGAAGCAAGACAGCAAATGAGAAAATTATTTTAGGTGTTAGTGTTTGATAAGTAGGGTGCACACACACCCGAAAATACCTAAGTTTAAAGAGGGCTCTCCTACAGTCCTCTTTTTTTATGCTCTAAATTTTATATTAAGTGATAAGATAATGTTAACTTTGTGTTGACTTTAAATAGCTAACTAATTGATACTCAATACTAAATGTCAAGATGTTAACTTTTTTTCTATACAGACAAGCGTTTAAATAATAATAATAAAAGAGAGAGAGAGAGTATAGAGAAAAAAATTTGACATTTGAGCACAGCTTGTTTTATTCTCTTTTATTTATATCTTTGTGTAAATTAAATCAAATACAATGAATCAAGGATATTCACCAAAGGACTTAGAGTTCGGCACAGAGGGGAGAGACAAGCTCATCTCCGGAATCACAAAAATTTCTAAAGCAGTTAAGAGCACTCTCGGTCCGAGAGGTAATACTGTTCTTATAGAATCCCCGGAGCATACTCACGGAATAACGGTAACGAAAGATGGAGTTACTGTAGCTAAGTCTATTAGTCTAATGGACCCCATCGAGAACCTTGCGGTTCGTATGGTAAAGGAAGCTGCTGACAGGACTGCGACATCGGCGGGTGATGGAACAACTACAGCTATAGTATTAACGGAAGCACTTGTTAAAGCAGGTACTAAGCGTATGAAAGATTCTAACAGGACGGAAGTTTTGCGTATGCTTGTAGAGAAAACGAAAGAGATAGTAAAGGACCTTAAGAAGCAGTCAAAGAAGGTAGACTCTAAGACGCTAAAGGATGTGGCTATTATATCAGCGAACAACGATAAAGTTATCGGAGAGATAATCTCTTCTGTATATGAGAAGGTCGGTAAGGACGGTGTGGTTACTGTAGAAAGGTCACAGTCATCGGAGACATACTTCGAGTCTACCAATGGTATTAAAGTTGACCGTGGGTATATGTCTCCCTTGTTTGTCAATGACCAAAAGAGAGACGAGTGTATACTTGATGACACTTATGTATTGGTATCAGATGCAGAGATAAGCAACATACTACAGGTGGAGAAAATATTGAAACCAATTATTACAGGAGGCAAAAGACTATTGATTATTGCTCCTTGCTCCACGCAGGTTATAAATACCTTGGCGGCTAACGTAATGAAAAACAACTTGAAGGTGTGTACTATACCACCTCCCAACTTCGGTTACAAGCAGCACGAGCTGATGCAGGATATTGCGCTTAGTGTTGGAGCAACTTATTTCTCTGAGAAGACAGGAGACGACCTCAGCATAATGGAGTTTGAGGACTTGGGTCACTGTGCTAAGGTTATAGTTAATAGAGACTCTACTGTAATACTTAAGGATAGTGATGACAGTAACAGCGAGGAGATAAAGAAGAGGGTATCAGAACTTACCGATGCGCTCAGTATAACATCAAAGAAAGCGGATAAGGAATTTATACTTTCGCGAATCGCCTCCCTGACGGGAGGGATTGGGGTTATTTACGTTGGCGGTAACACAGACCTTGAGCAGAAAGAATTGTATGACCGAGTAGATGATGCTGTGTGTGCAGTACGCTCAGCATTGGAAGAGGGAATACTTCCGGGTGGAGGGATTGCTTTATATAAACAAGCATTATCTCAAGATGACACTGTTGCGGGAATGATGTTAGCTGATTGTCTTAGTGAACCTCTTTGGCAAATTTGGAAAAACGCAAGTTTAAATAACAAAATGTTTTACAAAGTTAACGAGGGTAATTCAACCTATGGCTTAAACGTGAAGACAGGAGATTGGGGAGATATGTACAAGATGGGTATCATTGACCCGCTGAAGGTAACCCGTAGTGCGTTACAGAATGCAGTCAGTGTAGCGGTTACTATTTTATCAACCGACGCTATAGTCACTATGGCAAGAGCATACGAGAAAGAATGAAAGAGTTAATGTTAATTGCTTTGGCAAAAAGATTCTCCAATGACGCTGACTTGGGAAAAGAGATAAGAAAGATTGCAAACAAAATAGAGAAATATTATGAAACCGATAGGCAAGCATATAGTAGTGAGACTGATAGAGGAAGAAGTAAAAACTGATTCAGGACTTTTACTGTCAGCACAAGACGCAAGTGCATTTAGATATCAGATGGCTGATGTTGTAAAGCCGGGTACTGATGTAAGTGTTATTGACGAAGGTGATAGGATATATTTTGACAAGAGACAGTCTTATACCATAATGATTAATGGAGAGCAGTATACTGTTATTCAGGAGCGCGATGTTGTGGTAGTTCTGTAAAATTATTTCTACTATCTTTGTAAAAAGAAACAATGGCAAAAAGAAACGGAAACGGAAACGGCAAAGAAAACAGAAGCCCAAAAAGAAAAAATAAATTAGCACGTAGAGATAGACCTCTACCATCAACATTACCTGCAGACCTTAAGCCTTACGACACAAACAATGATGGTGTACTTTCTCAAGCAGAGAGATTGGCAATGGCAAGAGCAAAGGCAAAAGAGAGAAGTAAGGAGGACTTAAAGCCGAAAAGAAAAGTACCTATGGATAGAAAAGGACTTATGGATAAAAGGAAAGGCTTAAATCCAACGGTAAAAACATCTTATCCCTAAGAGGGATTACATAACTATTCGTGACGCTGCTGTCTTATAGACGCATTCATCTCTTTAATCATATTCCTGTATACCTTGTCTGAGTAGGATACATTCTTTTTAAACATAGGATTCTTTGAAGGAGAGGTCGGCATTGCTTCACCCTGTAACTTTTCATATAGAGACGTAAGCATCCTTTGGGATTTAAATGACAGTTGATATATTGCTTTCTTTTTACCGGCTCTCTTTCTGAACACCTCAATCCATCCATCACGTTTTAGTTTATCGAATCTGTTAACATTCCAAGATAGTAGTTCATCGAACTCTTTGAATCGGTCCTTTGAAAAAAATCTTTCTGTTCTAAGAAACAGAAGCATATCTAACTCCGCTTGTGTGATATTGTATTTTGCTTTTATGAAGTATCGTATCACTCTCCAATACTTTAGGTAGTCATCTAAAGCCATAAATTAAATTCTTATCTTTGTATCAAAGATATAAAAATGGCTGACAAAAAAGAAAAGCTAAGCAAGAAAGAATTGGAGACCATTGCGTTCAGGGATTCCGTTACAAGGAGATTAAAGAAGCTTGATGAAACTGATTCGGCTACTCGAAAAAAAGAGAGGAAAGCTTTACGAGAAGCAAATCGACAAAGGAGAAGAGCTAAAAGAAGAATTACTCTTCAAGGCTTAAAAAAGTTTAAAGGATTTAGTAGTTGATATGGCAAAGAAAGATGCTTGCTATAGAAAGATTATGCGACGATACAAGAAGTGGTCGGCTCGAGCAGCTCAGGCTACAGCTAAGTGTCGTAAGAAAAAAGGCATTGTTCGCAAAACCAAAGCGGGCAGAAACCTAAAGAGATGGGGTAAGGAGAAATGGATTGATACTCGAACAGGTAAATCTTGTGGTACCGGTAAGAGAAGTGAATACTGTAGACCATCAATAAGAGTGTCGTCAAAGACACCCGTTACTAAGTCAGAAATGTCTAAGTCAACTTTAAGAAAAAAGCAGGCTGAAAAAAAACGAATAGGAAAACAAGGAGCGGGAGGCAAAAAGGTTTCCGCTGTTAGAAGAAATCGCTATGGCAGAAAAAAGTAGAATGAAATGCAATAGGGTTACCGCATCGGATAGACCCGGCAAGAAGAAGATGGTTAAAGCCTGTGAGGGTGGCAAAGAGAAGTTGATTCACTTTGGTGCTAAGGGTTATGGTCATAACTATTCTGCTGCTGCTCGTAAATCATTCAAGGCACGCCACAAGTGTGGCACTGCAAAGTCTAAACTAACTGCACGGTATTGGTCGTGTAAGAATTTATGGGCAGGCAAAGGTGGAAGCACGAAGTCATCACCAAAAAATCGTCAAGGAAAATATTAGTATATTTGTAAAAAGAATTTAACAATGGCATATAAAAGAGATTTAGCAAACCCCTTAGCGGTATCTATAAACCCGGGAGATAAGCCTAAGAAAAAAAAGGCAAAAAGAAAAGTTTCAAATAACTATAGAGGTAAAGGCGATATAAAACGCCTAAAGAAAGTTACCCGAAAAGATGGAACAACCGTAACAAAATATAAAGGAACGGGGAAAGCAAAAGTAAAATCAAGAGAGGTTCGAAATGACGAGGGCACGCTTTTAAAGTATAAAAGGAAAACTAAGACGAAAAAACCTTATAGAGAAACTACTACCAAGGTAAAGTACAACCCTATGAAGAAAAGCGGAGCTGTTGTAACTAAGAAATCAAAACAACTTACAGGTCCATACAAAGGGAAAAAATCTAAAAGCAAGTTTGAGAGCACTATTCCTTTTGGAGCAAAACAGTCAGTTAGAAAAGATATAGCTCGAAATCGCAAGAAAAAATCTTAATAAACAATAAATTATGAAACAAGGATACAACGCAAGACTCGATGAGTCATTAGGAATGAAGCACAAGGGTGCTCACAAACAGTCTATGAAATCTCGTAGAAACGAGTCTAAGGCAATGTCTAAGAAAGACTACGGTCACGCTTACGGTGGAGACCACTCAATGTCTTACGAGCACAAGTGCATCAAGGACGGAAAAGTTAAGGAGCACTTAACCAAGTTAATTCGTAAGTAATGGCTACGAAGGGCAGGACAAAGTTCCCTGAAATAAAAAAGTCTCGTCAAGGGGCTTTTACTAAGTGGGCTAAGTCTAATGGCTTTAAGGATGCCTGTAGTGCAGCTTCTTCTGTTATGAAAAATACTGATAAGTATTCTGATAAGGTAGTGAAGATGGCGAACTACGCTAATAACTTTGGGTGTAAAACAAAATAACTATGGGAAAGGCTTTAGTATGGTTAGGAAATAAAATCATCGCATTTGGATTGTGGTGTAAGAGAACTTGGAATAAGTTTATTAGTAAACTAATGTTCAAAAACGTATAACCAATGGCACGAAAAAGAGATTTATCAAGCCCATTAGCTGCATCTGAGTTCGATGATAACAAGCCTGAAATCAGAAGAGATACTACCGGGCGGGGAAAGAAACGGTCTGTTAAAGTAACAGGACGAGGAGAGGACAAGGTAAAAGAGGTATACAAAAAAGGTAAGCTTGTAAGAAGAAAAAAGGGAACAGTTATATCTAATGTTCAAAAGGAACGAAAGAGAATACAAGAAAGAAGATTAGAGTCTCTCGAAGCTAAAGATAAAGCCATTCAAAAAAGAAAGACAATTCAAAAAAGAAAGAAAAACGAAAAAGTATAACCAATGGCGATGAGAAATTTATCAACACCTCTTGCGTCGACTTTTGGCGATGAAAAGAAGGCTACTACAAAAAAGAATAAGGCAGGTACGACTCAGATAGACCCCAAGACAAGAAAGACAAGTCTCACGGGAAAGGACTATACTAATCAAGATTATTCAAGTAGTAATGAAGCTTTAAAAAGAGGCAAGTCTGCTGCAAAGAGATATGGTAAACAAACCACGGTTTGTAACTTCAATAAATCAAAAACTAAAAAAAGCTGTACTACTTACAATAAAAACGGTAAGGTTATAAGCAGAAAAATAGTTGACGTAAAAAAAGGATAATGGCATTTAAAAGAAATTTAGCTTTCCCATTAGCACCTACAGTTGGGGATGACAAGAAGAAAAAGAAAAAGAAAAAGAAAACCGTTAAAAATCCTGACGGAACTATAACTACATACCGTACTCGAAGAAGTGGTGATATAGTTAAAAAAACTACAACGCCAAGTACAAAAAGTACAACGCCCCCTTCTAAACCTGAGCCTAAAAGAACAAGAGCAGAGAAGAAAAAAGATAAAGCTCAGTCAGAAGCCATTAACAAAAAGTTTGGCTTTGGTAAGTATGAAGACCCTGAAAAGAGAAAAGCTCGTAAAGAGTCTATGAAGGCATACGACAAGCAAAATAGAAAAAGAAGAAGAACAGCAAGAAAAACAGAAAGGGAAGTAATCAAAGCTGAAAAGTCTAATGCAAGGTATATTAAAAAAGTAAAAAAAGGAAAGTCCCCTAAGGTAAAACTAAAAGGAAAAAGGGGAGCATATAAAGGCAAAGGTGGAAGTGAAGTGAAATTCTGTAAGCCGGGTGCTTCAGGAAAAAGAAAAGCGTGTAAACATAATGTTGGATAAATAAAAAAAGAAATGGCAACAAGAAAAAGAAATCTGTCAAGTCCATTGGCAGCCTCGGAGTTTGATATCGTAGTAACTCCTATGAAGAAAAAGAAAAAGAAAAGAAGTGTTCAAGTAACCGATGATAAAAAAACAGGAAGTAGAACACTTACCGTTAAGAAGCGTAGTGGTGCTAAAAGAGCTGTTACTATTAGTAAGGATGGTACAAAAACAACAAGAACTAAGACCAACCGAAAAGGAGAACAGGTAAGAAAGAAAACTACACAACTTAATCTAAGTAAAAAACCGGGGAAGAGCACTGCAACTACTACTTTAGAGAAAAAAGGCAAGCCAACAAAAACTCGTACTGCTAAAGAGATGACAGCAAGGCAGGCATATATGGTTGCCACGCAAGCTGATGATTTCAAAGCAGATGCACAGAAAAATGTTAAAAAGAAAAAGAGACTTTACCGCAGAGACGACGATGTAAAAGCGCAGCGTAAACAAAATAATAAAGACTACAGGGAGAGAAAAAGACAAGCTAACAAGAAATATAAACCCGCGAAGAAAAAGAAAAACAAAAAATTAAAAAGTTTTAAACAAATACGCATAGATATTAAAGAGGCTTGCAAAGGGAAGCGTAAAGGCACTAAGAAATGTGCTTCAGCGAGAAAAAGATTTTAATAATGGCTTACAAACAAAAACCAACATTCAATCAACCGAGCAGAGGTCTTGGTGATAGTATTGAGAAGTTCACTAAAGCTACCGGTATCAAGTCGGTAGTCAATAAAGTTTCCAATGCTATAGGAAAAGATTGCGGCTGTGGAGAAAGAAGAGATTCTTTAAATCGAGTATTCCCATATAAAAAAAAATAAGATGATACAGATTTCTATATCCATAGCAGTAAAGTAGTTTAAAACAATATTTAAAAAATACTATCTTTGTAGTAATAAAAGAAAAACAAATGGCAACACCACCAAGCAATGAACAATTTGTAGGAATCAACGCCTCGCAAGACTTAACTGAAAGGTCATCAGGATTAATAAACGATAAGAGACAGATATATACTTATGCTGACTTAATCGGAGGAGCACACGGAACTTCACAATTAGAAGCTTCAGGTACTACTACGGGTCTTTTTGCAGGTGTTTCAAAATACGGATACACTATGAGTCTCGGTACATTTGTGTATGATGTTTACAACTTTAGAGCTATGGTGCCCTTAAGACCTGAGGCTACAAACTTTATTTCTACATTGGGAGTTATACAGGTATCTGTAGGTGAAAATATATTTTTTATTAACAATAGAACAAACATAGAGGCTGTAGACTTTGACGGACTTGGCGGCTACACTAATAACCCTATAAATTTAGGAGCAATGGTTGATGACTCTACAAATATAGCGAGACCTATAAACGTAGAGTGTTATGTAAACCAAGACAATGACTTTGGATTTCCGCCTGAATATAATGGTATGTATGTAGTAGCAGAAGACTCGGCGGCATTTGAGTGTGATGTATATGTAGATATGGATTTTATTATTCCTACAGGTTCGTCAGTAGAATTTACAATAGCTTAAAAATATAAATATGGAAGAGACTGCAAGATTGTTAACAGTAAAAGACGAGAGGGGAACACTTCTAAAACCTATAAACGCAACATTTGAAGTAGATTATAAGTATACAGGAGAAGCCCAAGCAGAGACAGTATTGTCAGGAGACGTATCAAGAGGAGAGGTTCGTGGCACTGAATTTCCTGCTCCAACCGCAGGAAAAGATTTAGAATATTCAGAAGTAAAAGTTACACCTAAGGCAACTCCTTGGGAGGCTTACTCTGCAAAAGTTCGTAGATTTAATGCAGAGACTCCGAAAAAAGATTCCGAAAAAGATGGAGTAGATATGGAGCTTCCATATACAGGACCCACTAACCCAACCAAAGAAGAAATTAGAGAGGCTCTTAATAAAAAGGCAGATTGGAAGAGAAGTAAGATAAAAGAAAAATCTAAATAAAAATGGCATATCAAAAATTACAACCAAGCAGAGCATTAGCAGTCATCAAGAGTGACGATGTAGATATTCCAAATCCCTCAATGTTGGTGGCAGATAGTGTATCAACATTAACTGTAGGTAATAAATTAGTTGATTCAACTCAGGATTTTATTGCTGCAGGTGTAAGGGTAGGCGATATAGTTTATTCAGGAACCAATGCTGTAACAGTCAAAGCTGTCGATAGTGCAACTCAACTTGACACTGCTCCTGTAACAATAGCATCAGGTAGCACATATCAGTTGTACAGTCAGAACACACCAAGTAATGGATGTGTATTATATGTAGGTACCGGAGGTGATTTGGAAGTAATTACAGCGGCAGGAGACACCGTTACTTTTTCCAATATGGCGAATGGCACATTTTTACCTGTTCAGGCTCTAAGAGTTTTGGCAACAGGAGCTACTGTTGATATTATTGCACTGTGGTAGAATTTTACTCAACATATACACACAAGGTTAAAGTAAAGTATGTAAACAAATAAAGATGTCACAGATAAACGAAAAAACCAAGATTAATTTATCACCAAGAAATTTATTATTTATCATTGGTCTTGTGGCAACATTTGTTAGTATGTACTTCAAACTCCACGCAGAGGTGGAGGATGCCAAGCGTTTACCTGCAAGAGACGGTCAGGTTGATGCGGCAATAATAAAGACATCCAATGAGATTGAGTTCATAAAATCTGAGATTGCAGAAATCAAAGGACAGCTTCAGACTATGGAACAACGTCTCTATGAACTTCAATAATAGATTATGGGAAAATTATGTCCGTGCTGCAAGCAGCCGTTACAGAGTAACTCTAAATACGTTTGGATTCTCGATAATGGTCACGGCGGTATTATTGACGGCGTGTATCAGACAGCCGGAAAACGTAGTCCTATTTGGGATGATGGTACTCAGCTTTTTGAAGGCGAGTTTAATCGCGCTGTAGTAAAACGAATTGCTAAGTATTGCGAGAAAAACAAAATAGATTACATAAACTTGGTAGACACCAATGAGGATGTACCTCTATCCACAAGAGTAAAAATGGCTAACGAGGTTTATCGTGAGTCAGAGAAGCCTTGTATATACATAAGCATACACGCAAATGGATTTAGCGACGAGTCCGCAAACGGTTGGGAGGTGTTTACATCTCCGGGAGAGACTCAGTCAGACTCTATAGCAACAGCGTTATATGCTGAGGCAGAAAAAGAGTTTCCAAGATATAAGATGCGTAAGGACACAACAGATGGCGACGTAGACAAGGAGTCAAGCTTCTATGTTCTAATTCACACTGCTATGCCTGCTGTACTGTCTGAGAACTTTTTTATGACCAACGAGAAGGAATGCAAGAATATTCTTCTAAGCGAGGAAGGAAGAGACAGAGTGGCAAAGATTCACACTGAAATGATAAATAAAATAGAAAGCAAATGAAAGAGATTTTAATGAGACTGTTCGGTAAAGGAACAGATGTAGCCGGAAAGGTTGGAGGATTGGTAGACCGATTCGTAAGAACTAAAGATGAGAAGGCAGAGTTTGAGAAGGAGATGACAAAGATTCTAATAGACGCTGAGGCTGATATGCAGAAGAACGTCACAGAGAGATGGAGAGCAGATATGAACTCTGACTCTTGGCTATCTAAGAATGTACGACCATTGGTCTTGATGTTCTTGATTTTCAACACTATGCTGTTGATATTTATTGATGCAGGATATATTGAGTTTAAGGTTGAAGCGAATTGGGTAGACTTACTTCAGGTGCTTTTACTTACTGTTATTGCTGCATATTTTGGCGGTAGAACAGTCGAGAAGACAAGAAAGAAATAATTCCTATCTTTGTAAGAAATAAAATATAGTACAATGAAACTTGATGAAAAAGAATTAAAAGAGCTTCAGGATATTCAGGAAGCCTTTGGAAAGTTGAAAGCTGCGTTAGGAGATATAGAACTCCATAAGCACGAAACATTAAAAAGGATAGACCGTCTTAAAGCTGTTTTACAAAGTAACGAACAGAAACTTATAGAAAAATATGGTAAGGACTCTGTGGTCAATATAGAGACAGGAATAATTACCAAAGAAAAAAAATAAAAGATGGCAAGAATAAGTACATACGATAATGCAACACCGGTTAGCTTAACTGACAAAGTTATTGGAACAAATGTTACAGGTAGTCCTTCAAACGTAACCAAGAACTTTTTAATTTCTGACCTGTTGGCTTTATTTCAAGACAACATAACACTTCAAAATGTACTTGATGCCGGAAACACAGCCACAGAAGATATCAACCTTACAGGAAATATTTCCCTTGATGGAGGAGACCTTACGTTGGACGCAACCGCTGCTTTATATGTAGGCGGTCTTTTAATAGACTCCACAGGAGCGACAGGAGCTTTGGGTCAGACCCTTACTTCTGATGCAAGTGGTAACCCTGTTTGGGGTGCCGGAGGAGGTGGAAGCCAAAACTTGGAGCAAGTTCTTACTGTTGGGAATACAGCTACGAATGACATTAATCTTACAGGAGATATTACTCAGACGGGTGATTACGGACTCACAGGAGACATCACGCAAGTAGGTGACGTTGGTCTTACAGGAAACATTACTCAGGGAGGAAATTACAGAATCACAGGAGACATTACTCATATTGGAGGTTACGGACTTAGCACAGGGGACTTTGTAATGGATGCTACAAGTGCGATGACATTAAATGGAGCATTAACCTGTAATAGTTCAATTAGCTTAACAGGTACTGTAAAAGATTTTACAGATACATTAGGAGGAGATGGAGATGCTCTTATATCAGATGCAAGCGGACAAGTAACTTGGCAAGATGTCACAAAGCTTCCTTCTGTAGTGAGGTTTTCAAATGCAACTTCATTTACTTTGGGTCTTGTGAATCAGGGCGGCGTTTTAATTATGACTAATGCTGCAGCAACCACTGTTACTATACCAAATGATGCAACCCTTAACTTTCCTGTAGGAACTAAAGCAACTATAATTCAGGAAGGGACAGGGCAAATTACTCTCACGCCAAGTTTAGGCGTTACCGTAAATAGTGCGGTTGGACTTAAATTTGCATCAACAAATTCTGTTGCTGAAATAGTAAAGGTAGATTCTGATAAGTGGTATGCGTATGGAGATTTGACTCCGTAAATTTAATTAAATGGATGTTAGAAAAATATCAATAGGAACAGATTTCAAAACTGCAATGCACTACCTTGTAGGTCAAAGTGTATTGGGAGACTCCTATGTGATACACCTGATAAAGTATAACCCAAAAAACTCTTCTTACAAACTTTATATAGAAGAAGTGGATGGAGATGTGGTTGTTCTTTGGAAGGAGTTTAACTCTAACCTTCCTATAACAATAGAATATAATATAAACTTTTGAGGTCACCAAGTCAATTTATAGTAACACCACATACAGGTAAAAGATACAATAACACAAAGAAACTCGGAGGGGTTGATTTAATAGTAAGCACATCAGAAGAAGACCACAGGTTTTCCAATAGGTACGCTACAGTTATCGCATTACCTTTATCTTATAAAGGAGGCGCGAAGGTTGGGGACACACTTTTAGTTCACCACAATGTTTTTAAATTTTACAACGATATGAAAGGCAATCGTCAAAGCGGAAAAAGTTTTTTAAAAGAAGACTTGTTTCTAATAGATGATGACCAATTCTATATGTATAAAAATAAAAACGGATGGAATACTCACGACAGATATTGCTTTGTTAAACCGAGTCCTGTAGAGGAGTCTTATATATTTAAACCATTTAGTGAAGAACCATTGGTAGGTGTGATGAAGTACCCAAACAAATACTTAACAGACAAAGGTGTTAGGACGGGTGACAAGGTGAGCTTTAAACCGGAGAGTGAATATGAATTTATTGTAGACGGGGAGAAGCTGTATAGAATGTACGACCATCAAATCACAATGACATTATGACACATCAAGAATTAAAACAAAATATAATTACTGCAGGTAGGAGAGCTGTAGAGCAATTAATCAAAGTTGCTAAAGAAGAGATTATCAAACCCGACCCTGAAGACGAATTAGCAGCAGACAGATTAAAGAATGCTGCCGCTACAAAAAAATTAGCCATCTTCGATGCTTTTGAAATTTTAAATAGAATCGAGACTGAAGAAGAAAAGCTCAACGAAGAGCCGGCGGAAAATAAAACAAAGCAAGGGTTTGCCGAACGAAGGTCAAAATAGTTTATACAAGGTATTAAAAGATTACATACCTAAATCCGTACTTACCAATAAAAATAAAAATAAAAGTTGGGAGTATGGATATGACGAGAAGTATGACCTTGTAGTAATATCTAAAACAGGACAGATAGGAGATGTTGTAGATATTCAAGGTTTGCAAGTAGGGCTACCCAAAGCTCCTAAAGAGTGTCGTCAAAGACACTTAAAAAAAACAGAACAGTATTGGGAGAGGGAAGATATACCTAAACAGCTTTCAAGAATTAAATCTATATTCCAATGGAATGAGATGACATCAACCTTCAAGGACAAGTGGGTGGATTATATTGAGTCAGAATTCGACAGGAGGGAATATGGCTATTGGTTTATGAATAATGGTGTGCCCACTTATATTACAGGAGCTCACTATATGTATCTTCAATGGACGAGTATAGATGTTGGATACCCTGATTTTAGAGAAGCAAACAGAATTTTGTTTCTCTATTGGGAGGCTTGTAAAGCAGACAAAAGAAGCTTTGGTATGACATACCTGAAGATTAGGCGTTCAGGATTTTCTTTTATGAGTTCATCAGAATGCGTTAACATTGCTACTTTGGCTCGCGACTCTCGAATAGGAATATTATCAAAGACGGGTAGTGATGCTAAGAAGATGTTTACAGATAAGGTTGTTCCTATATCACAAAGGCTTCCGTTCTTTTTCAAACCCATACAGGACGGTATGGACAAGCCAAAGACTGAATTAGCATTTAGAATACCCGCGTCTAAGATTACAAAAAAGAATATGCACGAGGTTGCTAATAATGATATGGATGGTCTCGACACCACAATAGATTGGAAGAACACAGATGACAACTCCTATGACGGTGAGAAACTCCTAATGTTAGCGCACGATGAAAGTGGCAAGTGGTTAAAACCAAATAATATACAAAATAATTGGCGTGTTACTAAAACCTGTTTAAGGTTAGGTAGTAAAATTATTGGCAAGTGTATGATGGGCTCAACCGTTAACTCAAAAAGCAAAGGAGGGGGAGCGTTCAAATCTTTATATGAAGACTCTAATCTCAATACTCGAAATGCTAACGGTCAAACCAAAAGCGGATTGTACAGTCTGTTTGTTCCAATGGAATGGAATATGGAGGGGTTTATTGATGTGTATGGAATGCCCGTATTTAGAAAACCTCCTATCCCCGTGTTAGGTGTTGATGGTGAGATGATTAAAAACGGGGCTATTGATTATTGGGAGGCGGAAGTGGACTCTCTAAAAAATGACCCTGATGCTTTGAATGAGTTTTACAGACAGTTTCCTCGAACAGAGTCTCACGCATTTAGAGATGAAAGTAATCAGTCTTTGTTTAACCTTACCAAGATATACCAACAGATTGATTATAATGATGCGATGATAAAAGAGCACTATATTACTCGAGGTTCTTTTCATTGGAAGAACGGAGTTAAAGATACTGAGGTTGTATGGAGTCCGGACAAGCGAGGTAGATTTAATGTCTCTTGGACACCAAAGAAGGGGATGAATAACAAGGTTGAAACTCGCGGCGGTATAAAGTATCCGGGCAATGAACACATAGGGGCGTTCGGATGTGACTCTTATGATATATCCGGAACGGTTGGAGGAGGAGGTTCTAACGGAGCTCTTCACGGTCTTACTAAGTTTAGTATGGATGAAGCACCAAGTAATGAGTTTTTTTTGGAGTACGTGGCTCGACCTCAAACTGCAGAGATATTTTTTGAAGAAGTATTAATGGCTTGTGTGTTTTATGGAATGCCCATACTTATAGAGAACAATAAGCCGAGGCTTTTATATCATTTTAAAAACAGAGGGTATAGAGGGTTCTGTATGAATAGACCCGACAAACAGTATACCAAGCTTTCAAAAGCGGAGAGAGAACTTGGGGGTATACCTAACACAAGCGAAGATGTCAAACAGGCTCACGCAGCAGCAATAGAGTCTTATATTGAAAAGCATATAGGTATGGATACGGAAGGCACTTTTAGGGATAGCGACGTTATGGGTACTATGCCTTTTGAACGAACCCTTGAAGATTGGGCGCGATTCGATATATCTAATAGAACAAAATTTGATGCGTCTATAAGCTCAGGTCTTGCCATAATGGCGTGTCAAAAACATTTATATACCCCGCAGAAAAAAGAGTCAAAAATAAAGATTAACTTTGCAAGGTATACTAACAAAGGAACATTAAGTGAAATAATCAGATGAGAGACGTAAAAATAAACATTTCATCTGCGGGTTTCCCAAGTCAATTCGTGTCAGATGCTGAGAAAGCAACTGACGAATTTGGATTACAGATTGGTCAAGCTATTCAATACGAGTGGTTTAAAAAGGATGGGAACCAATGCAGGTACTATAGCCAATGGAGAGACTTCCATAAACTTAGATTATACGCCCGCGGAGAGCAGTCCGTTGCAAAATATAAAAACGAACTTGCTGTTGATGGTGACCTTTCATACTTAAATCTTGATTGGACACCTGTTCCCGTAATACCTAAGTTTGTGGACATAGTAGTTAACGGAATGGCAGATAGACTGTTTCAAGTTAAAGCTTATGCACAGGATGCTTTGTCTCAACAAAACAGAAACAAGTATCAGGATATGGTTCAGGGGCAAATGGTAGCTAAAGATACTTTAGAGATTATTCAAGAAAAAACAGGCGCGAATCCATTTATAATGGAACCTGAAGAACTTCCAACAACAGATGAGGAGTTGTCATTGTATATGCAACTAAATTATAAACCTGCTATTGAAATAGCAGAGGAAGAAGCTATTAATACTATATTTGAGGAAAACCATTATGTAGACTTAAGAAAGAGATATGACTACGACTTAATGACTCTTGGCATATCTGTCGCTAAACACGAGTTCCTTGATGGTTCAGGCGTAAAGGTTTCTTATGTTGACCCTGCTAATGTAGTATACAGTTATACAGAGGACCCACATTTTAAAGATTGTTTTTATTGGGGAGAGATTAAAACCCTACCAATAACAGAGCTTTTAAAAATAGACCCAACGCTTACTAATGATGATTTAGAAGAGATTAGCAAATACAGTCAGAGTTGGTACAACTATTATAACGTAGCACAATATTACGAGAATGATATTTTTTATAGGGATACAGTTACAGTAATGTACTTTAACTACAAGACCACAAAGAAGATGGTCTATAAGAAAAAGATTCTTGAGACCGGTGGTTCTAAAGTCGTAGCTAAAGACGATACGTTCAATCCACCTCAAGAAATGATGGAGGAAGGAAGATTTGAAAAGTTCGAGAAGACTATTGATGTTTGGTACGATGGCGTTATGGTTATGGGAACAAACATTATACTTAAGTGGGAGCTTGCTCATAATATGGTAAGACCAAAATCTGCAAGTCAGCACGCTTTACCAAACTATGTTGCAGTAGCACCACGAATGTATAAAGGAGTGATTGAGTCATTAGTTAGAAGGATGATTCCTTTTGCTGATTTAATTCAAATAACCCACCTTAAGTTACAGCAAGTTATATCACGGGTAGTACCTGATGGTGTGTATATAGATGCAGATGGATTAAACGAAGTAGACTTAGGCACAGGTCAAGCCTATAATCCGGAGGATGCTTTACGTCTTTATTTTCAAACCGGTAGTGTTGTAGGTAGAAGCTACACTCAGGATGGAGATTACAACCAAGGTAAGGTTCCTATTAAGGAGCTTCAGTCTTCTTCCGGTGGTTCTAAGACTCAGATGCTGATAGCTAATTACAATCACTACTTGAATATGATTAGGACTGTAACAGGACTAAACGAAGCGAGAGACGCTTCAACCCCTGACCCTAACTCTTTGGTAGGTATTCAGAAGCTTGCAGCTTTAAATTCAAATACAGCAACTCGACATATACTCGACGCAAGTCTTTATGTTTATAGAAGTTTAGCCGAAGCGTTAACATATAGAGTGGCTGATATTTTAGAGTATTCTGATTTTAAAGATGACTTTGTAAACAAGATTGGAAAGTACAATGTAAGTATACTTAACGATATATCTGACCTTTACATTTATGACTTTGGAGTATTTATAGATGTCGCACCTGACGAAGAGCAAAAGGCTTTGCTTGAACAAAACATTCAGATGGCATTACAGAAGCAAGACATTAATCTTGAGGACGCTATTGATATTAGAGAGGTTAAGAATATTAAGTTAGCAACTCAACTTTTAAAAGTAAAACGTAAACAAAAGCAAGACAGGGACAAAAAGGCTGAACAAGAGAAACAAGCATTCCAAGCTCAGTTAAATATGCAGTCTCAACAGCAGGCAGCACAGAATGCAATGCAGAAACAGCAGGCTGAGTTAAATGCTAAAATGCAACTTAAGCAAGCTGAGATAGCATTCGAGCTTGAGAAACTTAAAGGAGAAGCTGAACTTAAGAGTCAACTTATGGCTGAAGAATTTGATTACAATATGAAACTTCGAGATATTTCTGAGAACTCTCTAAAGAGCAGAGAAACTCAGAGAGAGCAGGCTAAGTCTGCACGAATCAGTAAACAAAACACACAGCAGTCTAAGTTAATTGACCAACGGAAAAACAATCTACCCCCTCAAAACTTTGAGACGTTTGAATCAAACGAGGATAGTTTAGATGGATTTGATTTAGCAGAATTTTCGCCAAGATAACTAAATAAAAACAACAAAAATTTATTACTAACTTTGTACAAATTAAATTAAATGGAAATTAAAGTAAGAGAAGTTGGTGGTTCTGAAGAGAAATCACGGGCTCAAGTTGAGCAAGAATTATTAGACAAGGCTGAGAAAGATAATTTTGGAGAGGAAAATAGCAACACCGAGGAAGCGGAAATAAACACTGAGAGTGAACCCGCCACGGAAGAGCAAGAGACTCTACAGCCGCAAGAAGAAATACAAGCTCAATCCTCAGAGCTAAACGAGGAAGACGTTCTTTCATATATTAAGAATAGGTACGATAAGCAGATAGACTCTGTGGGTCAGTTGTTTGAGGAAAGAGAATCAAACGAAGAACTACCCGAAGATGTTGCTGCTTATTTTGAGTACAAAAAAAATACAGGTCGTGGAATCTCAGACTATGCTAAACTACAGCAAGACTTTGATTCTATGGACGAAGATACTTTGCTAAAAAATTATCTGTTAACAACTGAAGAAGGATTAGATTCTGAGGATGTAGATGTATTAATGTCAGACTATAAGTATGATGAAGACATTGATGACGAATCGGATATTAAGAAGATTAAAATAGCAAAGAAAAAAGCGATTGGAAAAGCCAAGAGATTTTTTAATGAGCAGAAAGAGAAGTATCACAAGCCCCTTGAGTCAAGTACGGCTAAGCTCTCTGAAAGTGATTCTAAAAAACTTGAGGAATATGCCCAATATATGCAGAAGGCGACAAGCTTTGAAGAGGAGCAAAAGCGGAGACGCGATTGGTTCGTGGAAAAGACAAACGAGGTGTTCTCAGATTTCAAAGGTTTTGATTTCAAAGTAGGAGAAGACATTGTTTTAAATTACAAACCCACAAATGCTGAGGAATTAAAAAATACAAACTTAGACACAAACAACTTTATGAAGAAGTTTGTGGATGACAATGGATTGATTAAGGACGCAGCAGGATTTCATAAGGCTTTAGCTATTGCAGCGAACGCCGACAGATATGCCCGGTTCTTTTATGAGCAAGGTTTATCAGCGGGAACTGAGGATGTGACGAAGAAGATGAAAAACATAAAGATGTCTGAGCGTCAAGCACCGGAGGCGACTTCTAAAGGAGGCGTTCAAATAAGGTCTCTAAGCCCTGACAGTGGTCGAGGTTTAAAGATAAAGAAAATAAAAAAAGTATAAACAAATTTTAAAAATTAGAAATTATGGCAGTAGATGCTACTCCCGGTTTTGATTTGCAGCCGTCGGCACAACAAGTACCAACGTCAACAAATTATATAACAAATTTTGATTTCTTGAATCAGTATCTTCCTGATACTTACGAGAAAGAATTCGAGCGATATGGGAATCGCACAATTAGTTCCTTCCTACGATTGGTTGGAGCAGAAATGCCTTCTAACTCTGACTTAGTAAAATGGGCAGAGCAAGGAAGACTTCACACGAAGTATACATCAGTAGGTTCAGCAGCAGCAGCGGCTGCTACTACGGCAATTTTACAGGTTAATGACGCAGGTGTTCCTGCTTTTACAGCAACTAATGGAATTGCTATTCGTGAAGGACAAACAGTTATGATTGTAGATAACGGCGGAGGCGGAAGTAACAAGGCTCTTGTTACAAATGTTGACCTTGCTAACGACAGGTTCACTGTTGCTTTTTACGAGAATACAGGTCTTGCAGTAGCAGGTACAGGTTTGGGTAATGATGACTATACTGTATTTATCTATGGTTCTGAATTCAAGAAAGGAACAGACGGTATGGAAGGTTCTTTAGAAGCTGATGACATCTTCTTTGAGAACTCTCCAATTATTTTAAAAGATAAATACTCGGTATCAGGTTCTGATATGGCGCAGATTGGATGGGTTGAGGTAACAACTGAGAACGGTGCTACAGGATACCTATGGTACTTGAAGTCTGAGCACGAAACTCGTTTACGTTTCGACGACTATCTTGAAACCTCAATGATTGAAGCAGTTCCCGCTGAAGCGGCTGCAGGTCTTAACCCTGATTCAGGTGCTACGGCTGCAGGATACAAAGGTTCTGAAGGTATCTTCTATTCAGTTCAAACTCGTGGTAACGTATGGTCAGGTGGTAACCCTGTTGCTCTTGCTGACTTTGATGCAGTTATCTCAAGATTGGATAAGCAAGGAGCTATCGAGGAGAATGTCATTTTCCTTGACAGAGACTTTGGATTTGATGTTGACGATATGTTAGCAGCTCAGAACTCTTACGGAGCAGGTGGTACATCTTATGGATTGTTTGACAATGACGAAGAGATGGCACTTAATCTTGGATTCACAGGATTCCGTAGAGGTTATGACTTCTACAAGTCTGATTGGAAATACCTAAACGACCCAACAATGCGAGGCGGTTTGCCTGCAGGTGCAGGTTCAGGACAGGTAAATGGATTAATGGTTCCTGCAGGTTCTACATCTGTATATGACCAAATCCTTGGAAAGAACGCTAAGCGTCCATTCCTTCACGTTCGTTACCGAGCTTCAGAAACTGAAGACCGTCGATACAAAACGTGGATTACAGGTTCAGCCGGTGGTGCGGCTACATCTTCTTTAGATGCAATGGAAGTTCACTTCCTTTCTGAAAGATGTGTATGTACTATGGGTGCAAACAACTTCTTCATTTTTGAGGACTAAGAGTTGATACAACATAAGGGAGTGTCGTTAGCGACACTCCTTTTTTTTAAATTAAATTAAATTCACTATAATGAAAAAACAACAACAATACGTTGACAAGACGTACAGATTAATGAGGGATGAAGCACCCTTATCTTTTATGCTTCCTGTCCGAAACTCAAGAAGAAGTCCGCTTCTTCATTTTGACGAGGACAAAGGAATTAACAGAGCACTTCGTTACGCAGTAAACCAAAAGTCACCTTTCGAGGATGAGCAGGATGGTAATGCTATTGTGGAGCCTATCATTTTCGAGGACGGTTTCTTAAGAGTGTCAAGAACTAATCAGGTTTTGCAAGAGTTCTTGCACTATCACCCTTTAAATGGAAAAAGATTTGAGGAGGTAAATGATGAGAAAGATGCTCAAGAGCAAGTTGATAGTCTTAATGCTGAGTTGGATGCCTTAATTGAGGCAAGGCAATTAAGCGTGGAGCAGCTTGAGGTATTAGGCAGAGTAATGATTGGTTCAGGGGCAGCAAGTATGACTACTGCTGAACTACGAAGAGATATGCTGATATATGCAAAACAAGACCCGCAGGGATTTTTAAGTGCGATATCAGACCCTGAGATGAAGCTGCAATCCGAGGTGCAAAGGTTTTTTGACGAAAAGCTTATAGGTTTTAGAAATCAACAGAAAGATGTTTACTTTAATCTCCCCGGAAACAAAAAGAGAATGATGTCTATTCCTTTTGGTGAAGACCCTATGTATGTTATAAGCTCTTACTTTCAATCAGATGAAGGTATGGAGGTATACCAATATCTTGAAAACCAAATGGAACAGTAAACGGATGGGGGCTTTAACGAGCCCTCTTTTTTTTTGTTTATCTTTGTGTAAAGAAAATTGCAGATGATAAACTCCGTTAGAAATACCGTTCTATCTATTCTTAACAAAAACAATTACGGGTACATATCCCCCTCAGATTTTAACTTATATGCTAAGCAAGCTCAGTTAGATATATTTGAGGATTACTTTTATCAGTACAACTATCAGATACAGAAAGAGAATGCAAGACAATCAGGTACAGGATACGCTGATATCAAGAAAGGATATGAAGAGGTTATTGAAATGTTTTCTGAAACAAAATACCTTCCGGCAAGTTCTAACAATACATTCTTTTTACCTGCCCAAATATATACGGGAGACGATTATTATTTAATCAATAAGGTATTAGGATTTGAAACAGAGGTTGCAAGCGGTACGGTAACGGCTGTATCAGCAGGACAGCTTGTTGATGGGGTAGCTACTTTTTTATCATCAGTACAGGTGGGAGACGTTGTTCTCAACCTTAGACCTACAGTACCTGTGTTTGCTACAGTAACAAGCGTAGTAGATAATACCACGTTGAATTTGTCTTCAGGAATATTTGATGGTCTTGCAGACCTTGGAGCTGCATACGTTATATTTAAGCCTAAGCAGAACGAACTTGAAAAGGTTACGTTAAGTAAAATAACAATGCTTAATAATTCTATGTTGACGGCTCCATCGAGAATGTTCCCTGCATATACTCAAGAAGGCGACAAGCTTACAGCTTATCCTTCTGCTATTACATCGGGCGTGTTGTGTCAATACTTCAGATATCCAACAGACCCTAAATGGACTTACAATACATTAACCGGTGGCGAGCCTGTCTTTGATTCTACTCAAGCTGACTTTCAGGATTTTGAGCTACCCACTGATGATGAGCCGTCTTTGATAATGAAGATACTTCAGTTTGCGGGAATGTCCATAAGAGAAGTTCAGGCAGTTCAGTTTGCACAAGCACAGGACCAAGAAGACACACAAGAAGAAAGATAAAATATGGCATATATAACAGCATATCAATACTACGAAAATAACGGTAACAATCCTGAGAATGCAAATTGGGGTTCGTATCAATATGTATCACTCTATGACATAGTGAACAACTTTATGTTAATGTATAGTGGGAATCATAGTCTCGTTAACAATGAGGAAAGATACAAGGTATTGTTTCACGCAAAGCGTGCAATACAGGAGCTAAACTATGACGCTTTTAAAGAGATAAAAATATTAGAGCTTGATGTATGTGATTCACTTAGATTTGTTTTACCTCCCGACTTTGTAAATTGGGTTCGAGTCTCCATATATCAGAATGGGGTATTAAGACCTTTAACAGAAAACATTCAAACAAACTATAGTGGGGCTTACCTTCAGGATAATAATTGCAGAATTTTATTTGACCAAGATGGCAACATACTAAAGCCTGAACATTCAAGCTTAGACTTTGATAGAATAACAGGTAGCAAGAAGTCAATATACTTAAATCAAAATAGTGTTTACAACAATTATGAAGGATGGAACATTGACGGCACTTGGTATTTTGACTATAGTATAGGCGCAAGGTTTGGATTAAATACTGAGACAGCAAATATAAACCCTACATTTAAAGTAGATAAAAAGGGTGGAGTTATAAACTTCAGTTCTGATATGGCGAATCAGCAGTGTGTATTAGAATACGTTTCTGATGGTATGGAAAACGGGGACGACTCATTAGTTAGTGTAAACAAGATGTTTGAGGACTATGTTTATGCGCAGATTGAATATGCTATTCTTAGTTCTAAGGTAGGTGTTCAAGAATACATTATTGCTCGATTGAGAAAAAAATCTACAGCGTTGTTAAGAAATGCTAAAATTAGAATGAGTAATATTCATCCGGGAAGACTACTAATGAATCTTCGTGGAAGAGACAAGATGATTAAATAAAGTATGGCGAACTTACAAAGAAATTTTATTCAGGGGATAATGAACAAGAGTCTCGATGAGAGACTTGTGCCAAACGGTCAGTACGTTGACGCAATGAATGTTCGTCTTGGTTCTACTGAGGACTCAGAGATAGGGTCGGTAGAAAACACAAAGGGAAATACACGACTTACTACATTAGAGTTTAATGGAACAGCTTTAAGCTCAAACGCAAAGTGTATTGGAGCCTGTGAGGATTCTTCTCGAGAAACTATATATTGGTTTGTTCACGACAGGTCATTTGGTATTGGGGCAACAGGAAAGCTTGACCTCATTGTTTCGTTAGATGTAAAAGATGATGTTCTTACATATCACGTTATATCTATAGATGATGGAGGAGGTAACAATACCACACTGAATTTTAATCCTGACTATTTAATTACGGGTGTTAATTTTATTGGTACAAACTTATTGTATTTTACAGACAACTACAATCAGCCAAGGTTTATTAATACTCAAACCAACTACGCTGACCCTGATGCGGTAACTCTAATAGACGGATTTGATGAGGAGCAGTTGCTTGTAATAAAAAGACCTCCTGTAACATCACCAAATATAGAGACTAACACTATACCGGGGAACGATGACTTTATAAAAGAAAGGTTTTTGTGTTTTGCTTACAGGTATAGATATGCAGACAGTCAATACTCTGCTATATCTCAGTTTAGCAATCCTGCATTTAACCCTGATTTTTTTAATGTAACTATAGCCACGTTCCTAAACGAAGGGATGCAAAACTCAGACAATAATGTAAAAATAACAATGGACACAGGCGGTCCTTTAGTAGTTGGTTTTGATTTGTTATACAAAGAGTCTACTAACTCTGTTGTTCGAGTGGTGCAGAAATTTGACAAAACCACAGATGGTATTGCTGACAATACCACGTATACCTATGAGCTTAGTGGATATAAAATATTTACGGTATTACCTGATTCTGAAATTTTAAGAACGTATGATAATGTACCTTTATTGGCTAAGGCTCAGACCTTGATGGGTAATCGTCTTGTATATGGAAACTATGTAGAGGGTTATGACCTGAAGGACAAGAATGGAAACAATGTAAACTTAGATTTTAATACCTCATTATTAACTGAAGAGATATCTTCAAAAGATATAACCACAAATCTTTCAGCGTCTACAATTTATAACGCGGACCCTGCTTCCTCTCCCTTTACAGCTCCTTCGGGAAGTATGTTGTTGAATTTTTTTGATATACAAGAACTAAAGGCAGGCTCCTCTATCTCTTTTGACTTTACACTTAGTCATTCAGCATTTACGAGTAATACTGTACCTGCTTTAACACAGCAACAACAGCCTGTTGAGATTACTTGGGAGTATACTCTTATCCAAGATTTTTTAACTGACGGAACCTCTACGGCGGCATACAAACTTGCTACAGACCCTGATTTTTTAAACGCACTTGGTACGTCTATTCCGGGAGGAACAATGCTTCCTGTTTACGATGCCGCAAATCCTACATCTTGTAGTGGGTACACTTTTACTGATGTTATAAACTGTTCTATTCAAGATATATTAGATGATGGTACCCCTCAAGCAAGAACAAAGTTTGAATCAGGTTACAATAATATTCCTGTTAACGGCAATGAAGGTGTTGGTTCTGAGGGAGTATTTATATCAGGAACAAACTCTAATGAGATTATAATATCGCTACCTGTAATAAGGAGGGTTGACAATGTCCTTGCGGTGGGAGCAAGCACTTACGAATACTTTAGTATTACAAATCCTTTGAATAGAATATCTACAACGGATAATCCATTAAGCTTGCATAGCAATAGAAACTACGAAATAGGTTTAATATATATGGATGATTACAACAGGGCTACAACGGCTTTGGTAAGTACCAATAACTCCGTTCACATTCCTTGTGCTGATTCAATATTTAAGAACTCTATTCAAGTAAACATACCGCCCTCTCAGCTTGCTCCTTCATTTGCAACAAGGTACAAGTTATGTATAAAGCCTGACCAAAAGGGATACGATATTGTTTATTCCAACTTCTATGTTCAAGACCCAAGTACAGGGGACACTTACATTTTATTAGAGGGTGAGAACACACGGAAGGTAGAAGAGGGTGATACTTTAAATGTAAAGAGAGATGCCGTTGGTCCAAGGAGCACTTGTACTCAGGTAGTGATATTAGAAAAGAAAGCACAGACAGAAAACTTTTTAGACCCTGCCCCCGAAGACGACGCAGGTGATGACATTCCTTTGCCTTCGGGTACATACATCAAGTTGGCTACAAATAGCATTAGCTTAAACCTTCCTGATGATGCTATAGTTAATCCGGGACAAAGGTATGTATACAATAACTTTAACGGCAACGACCAACCTCTTATGGCTTACACGGGTCTTGGTGATTTTTCTATTCCTGAAAGAGCAAGAATAGTTTTAAAGTTTAAGTTTGAAAGACTTGGCACAGGAGATGGTAGCAATAACTGTGAGAGAAGAATATATGAGTACGAACGAACCTTCTTTGCGAATGCTGACTATGCTGATATTGTAGATTGGTTTGAAGGGCAAGGAATAGAGGGAACATTATCAAGCGGCGAAGAAACCACAGGAGACGGTAGTTCTATTACTAATCAATATTTACCCATTGTAGCATCAACTGCAAACAATTACGATATGGACGCCTATGCGGGAGACTTTACCAATTATTATAGGTGGTATAGAAACGGAACAGATATTCGATTTATTATGACAGGTCCGCCAAGATGTGGTAACGGTAACAGTCAAAAGAAAAGGTCGTCTATTACTTGTGAGTGGCAGGTATTTCGTTCGGAAAATCTTCTTGTATTTGAAACGCAACCTCAAGATGCTGAGCCTGACCTTTGGTATGAGTCTTCCGATTCTTACGCAATAGACCAAGCTACAGGATTTCATAGCGGTTCGATAGGGGGACAACCTCAAACCGCCGTAGACGATGCGATTGTTAAAACTACTTTTGGAAACTGTTACTCGTTTGGTAACGGCGTGGAAAGTTTTAAGATATTAGATTCTATTGTAGGAAAACCAATGGAGCTTGGAGAAAGATTCTTTTCTACTTCTGCTGAAGAGTATGAGAGAGTTCACAGGTTTGCAGACTTAACGTATAGCGGTGTATTTAATGATGAGACGAACATAAATAAACTCAACGAATTCAACTTAGGTCTTGCTAATTTTAAGCCCTTAGAAGACTCCTTTGGCACCATAGAACTTATTGATGGTAGAGAGACAGATATACTTACACTTCAAGAGGATAAGGTTTCTTATGTGCTTGCAGGCAAGAACTTGCTTAGTGACTCAACGGGTGGGGGAAGCATTGCTTCCATACCTGAGGTATTAGGTACTCAGATTGCACGGATTGAAAAGTACGGAATAAGTAACAACCCTGAGAGCTATGTGAAGTGGGGCTATAATAAATTCTTTACCGATGCAAAAAGAGGAGCTGTAATACAACTTCGAGGTCAAGGTCAAGCAGAACAATTAACAGTCATATCAGAGGCAGGAATGCGTGGATGGTTTAGGGATTTGTTTATTGGTAGCGGAGACACTCAGAAACTTGGGGCATTTGACCCTTATATGAACGAGTTTGTATTGGCTTCTAATGACGTTAAGTTACCACAAGAGGTGCAGGTTCAAAATTGCGGAGTTAAAAGAACCCTTACAGTAAGTGCCGCTGACCCTTTTACACTTACAATTAATGTAGGTAATACCGTGGGGATATGTGATATAGACTACAATGTTATTTCTATTGACTCAGACCTTGGCTCAGGTGGAGGTATAACCATAGCTGAGGATTATCAATCTACATCGACATTTGTTAATGCACTTGGAGCAGGAACCTTTAGCTTTAATAAAGACAGTGTAGGGGATACGGAAGTTGAAGTTACACTTACCCCATTCTCACCTGCAGGAAAACAAGTTGTAGAACTTGAGATTACTGTAGGATGCCCACAGGCGCAAGAGATAACACTTACTACATTTTGTGCTACTGATGCTACTGATGCAGGAAAATTTATTCACAATCAGTATCAATGGACAGACGGCTCATTTACATCTGCACTTCAAAGCGAGCAAGTTCAATTTGCTTCAGGAGTACCGGGACCATCTGTACCTATAATTTCCTCAACCACTGTTGTAACAGCACCTCAAGGGGGTGGTATTATTCCTAACAACGGAGATGTGTTGTCGGTGATAAGCAATGCTATTCCGCCATCGGATAACTACAAGTTTCAAGCAGGAAACAGACTGCTATTCTGTAGAAGTGCGGTTCTTCACTCACCTGACGCTGCAGGTTATGCTGCGTTGTTGGCGGACCCCGGACTACAGGTGTTACCTCAGACCGGAGCAGTTCCTACAATCACAGGTACCTACACCTTGCCGGCGGGAGGAACGGAAGAGTATATGTATATTGTTTTTGATTACTTTAGCTAAAAGATATGGAAGGACTAACAGGAAACTACACACTTACTTACAGCGAATCATCTAAAGGGTTCCCGTCTTTTTACTCCTACTACCCTGACTATATGATTGGTATGAATAGATATCTGTATTCATTTAAGGGTGGTAATTTGTGGAGGCATAATACCAATGACGAACGCAATACTTTTTACGAGCAGACAGCAGTGTCGTCGACAATGACAAGTGTCTTCAACGACACTCCGTTACAAAATAAAATATTCAAGACTCTTAATCTTGAATCTGATGACGCTTGGAAAGCCACGCTCACAAGCGATATACAAAACACGGGATTCATAGAGGCTGAGTATTTTGAAAAGAAGGAAGGTGATTGGTTTGCTTTTGTAAGAAATGCAGGAGCTTCACCTGCAGATGTAGGGGAGTACGCTTTACGTTCATTGAATGGTATAGGTTCAAGTTCAAGTACAGATGTAGCTGTTCCTGCTGCTGTTGAGATATCCTTTGCACTCACTACAAACATTGGAAGTATTGTAAGTATTGGTGACAACCTATATTACATAGCGTCACCTGTAGCCCCAAATGCAACTCCTGTTTTTTGTGGAAAAATAATAGACATCGAAGTAGACCTACCTGAAGGAATAAACAAAATAATTGTCGATACATCAGTGGCAGGAGGGAGTTTGCCTCCGGGAGCTACAGACTATTTCTTATACATAAAGAATCAAGTAGCAGAATCACACGGAATACTTGGACATTACTGCGAGTTTACTTTAGAACTGCCAAACACTGTAACAACTAAATCAGAGTTATTTGCTGTAGAGTCTGAAGTGATGAAAAGTTTCCCTTAATTTTTTCTATCTTTGTAGGAGTATGGAGATATTAGAAGTTTCTACAATAGAAGAGTACCAACCTGAACATATTCTTGAGTATGTTAAAAAAAATAGAGGTATTCTTTGGGAGAAAATAAAACACTTTAACGACAAGTTGCAATGTATGCAGGGTTCGGTAGTGGCTCATAGCGATGAAATGCAAGAGCAGTTTCCCTTGAAACACCATATCAAGGATGGATTATATACTCGTGAAATATTTATGCCAAAGGGGTCGTTAGTGGTTAGTTATATTCACAAGCAAAATCATCCTTCTTTTTTTATGAAAGGAGAGATGTCGGTGGTTTTAGACACGGGAGAGATTACAAAAATAAAAGCACCTATGGTGGTGCAGACAGATGTAGGAACTCAGAGAGTGGCTTATATGCACGAAGATGTAACGTGGGTTTGCGTATATAAAACAGATAAAACCACAGTTAAAGAAGCAGAAAAACAAATTTATACACAAGACTTTACGGAGCTCCCGGAGTCTGTAATTAAAACAAAAGGATTATTATGTCGGGATTAATAACGGGAATAGCAGGCTTAGCAATAACAGCAGGTACAACTACAGCCTCATTTGCACAGGCGGGAAAGCAGAAGAAACTACAAAAGCAAGCAAAAAGAGACGCAGAGAATTCTATGGAGCAGGCACGTAAAGCTCTTGGAGTAAACTACTTTGAAGACCTTGCGGTACAAAAAGAAAAGTATGAGTTAGAAAGAGATGCTACACTACAAGCTCAGGCAGGTGCAACTCAGGCAATGCGAGAGGGTGGAGCTCGGGATGTTGCGGCTAACATAGGTAGAGTAGGCTTGGCAGGTCAAAAGCAACAAGCTGCAACAAGAACCGCTATGGGTGAGGAGCTTAGTGACTTGCAAAAGCTCACCGCTCAAGAAGACACAAGACTTAGAGACTTGGGTGTTCAGTTAGATTTGGAAGAAGCTGCAGGAGCACAGCAGGCGGCTGCTAACGCTGCAGAGATGCGAGCTGCAAAAGTTGGAGAAGGAATTGAAGGAGCAATGAGTGTCGCGCAACAGGGACTGTCTATGGTTCCATTATACCAACAAAACAGGTCCGCTCAGAAAGCAGCGGTTGGAAGTATGCAGTTTACCCCTGAAGAGTTTGCTAAGTTTGGAAACGTAATGGGTAAAGACGGCGGAGTTTCCCGGACTATGGGTCAGGCAGGTACCGATGGATTTACTAACTTAGACTTGGGAGCTGTAGGAGATATGACGAACAAGCAATTTAGACAATTTAAACAAGAGCTTACACCACAACAAAGAGCACAGCTATTTAATACTCAATATTTTGAAAATTATAATAGTCAACCAAATAGAGTAAACCCTTTTCAACTATAATAAACTATGGCTACTTACTATAAATATGCAGAGAGAAGTGCAGACTCAACAATAAATTGGGCTGAGGTCGGTCAGGATATGACCAATATGCTTAAAGAGGAAGCACGATTAAGAGAGGCTAAAAAAGCAGCCATTGACAAAGAGACTCGAGAGCTTGGTGAAACATTATCGAATGCGCCTATGGGCGACTTCGTTCCTGCAAAAGAATTTGCATTAGAGTTTGCGGGCAGCGCACAAGAGACAAGGTTGATTCAAGATAAATTACTTCGTTCAGGAATGTTAAAACCAAAGGACTACGCTATAATGCGTCAGAATCTAAACGATGGGACTAACACGATGTTTGACTTGGCTAAGAAGTATCAAGAAGAAGCAGCAAGAAAGATGGAGAGAAGTACAGCTACCGACCCCGCTCAAAGAAATCAAGAATTAGAGATGTGGTTTATGGAGCAGGCGGAAGGCTTAGGAAATCTGTCGGACGCTAAAGCTGTTATAAACCAAACTAACGGACAAGTAAGTTTAGGTAAGATGATAACCGGAGAAGACGGGGTAAGAAGACTTGACCCTAACTACAACTATACCGTCAATGAATTAAACGCAAGAATCAAGCAGGACTTTAATTATTTTGATTTAGATACTGCAATGCTTCAAGAAGAAGCAATGCTTGGAGAAGTAAAATCAATGGTTATAGATGCAGCTAAAAAATCAAATGACTTAAATACGATATATACCTTTATAGATAAAAAAAATGGAAACTATTTAACGGACTCAGAAAAGGCTTCGTTACAAGCAGCAGTTGACAATGCCACTACACCCGAAGAAAAAGCATTAGCTGAAAGAAGACAGCAGGAAGCTCTTGCGGCGAACTCTTATTTAGCAGCCGAAAACAATATTATAGAGAAGTATATGGTTAATCAATTCAATGTTTCATCTATGCTTACAGAGAATGTTAGAAATGATTTTGATTATACTTTTGTTAACACAGAAGAAGATGCATTAGACAAAAATGGTAACAGAAGAGAAGATGTTATTATAGTTAAAAGAAAGCCATCAGGAGAACTTGACTTGGATTTTACAGAGGAGCAAGAGGAAGACGTTAGAAAACTACTTAGGCTTAATCTTAGAAGTAAGATATCAACATCTGAAGAAGCTAAGAGTGCAGGGTTTAAACCTGAGACTTCTTTTGAACGAGCTTATGGAACAACAAAAGGTTCAGAGGCTGTAGATAAAGAAAAAGGACTCGGAGTTGTGACGTTATGGAATCAAATATTTACAGCAGAAGATGCTATCGCTCGTCAAGCAGCGGTAGACGCCATAGTAGAAAACCCAATCGCACAACAGAATGGTATTGTAGATATTGACTTTTCAGGTATAGGTGAAAACCAAAATATAACTATATACAAAATGAATGAAGACAATGAGGTGATACCCATAACAAAAGCTTATAACCCAAGCGAAATGAATCTTCTTTTGCACGCTGAGCTCGGTAATTTAGTTCACGGTATATCAGGTGTTAGCGACCTTAAGAGACAGATTGGTAAAGATGGATTTAGCACTAATAGAAAATTGAAGGGTGACCCTAATTTTGAGAGCATAAAAACGGAAAAGAGACTTATACAGACTTCAAAGCAAGCAAGACTTCAAGCCTTTGATAAAGAACTTATCGAGGCAGGGGATGACTATGACAAACTTGAGGCATTAGCGGAGCAAGCAGGTTTACGTTTTAGTGTGGATAGCGACGACAATAAAACTGTAGTAGATGCTAATGGAAAGGTGCTCGTAAACGCGGGTTATACGTTGGGTGCTGATGAGTTAGCAAAAGCTATTGCAGCGGGTAAGAACAGTAAGGAGGCTATAGATAATATAAACAGAAACAGAACGGAAACAGGAAGCAAGGGAAACGATAGGGAAGACAACAATGGTGAAGCTTCAGGAGATGTTATACTGCAGGGCAATACAGGTGGGTAAACAAATTAAAAATAATGAACGATAAACTTCAACAACTTTACGACCTTTATTTAGACCGAGGTCTTATTACGGAAGCTTCATCTTTTGAAATGTTTTCCAATGCCGACCCTAATCAAGTAAGAGCATTGTTTGAACTTGGTAAGGATAGAGGCTTATTTAAAACTTCGTCTTTAGACGATTTTTCATCAGCTTGGGGAGGCACTCAAGGGGTAGATATTAACTCAGAAAATAGTGGTTGGGTAAAAAAAAAAGGCGATACTCGCTCCGTTGGTCAAATTATTGGAGATTACCAAGAAAGTTTGGCATCAGGCTCGGAAGATGGTTCATCGGAATCAGCAGAGAAACCTAAGCTTACTGAAGAGCAATCTCAGTTTTTAGGAGGTCTTGCCGATGGTGCTTTTGCAGGCGAAGGGGGATTTGAGCCTCTGCAGCCTGTAGAGAATACTGTTATAGATAAGATTAAAGACCCTGACAGGTTTAAGCAAATTGAATTTGGAGGGGAGAGGATAGACCTTGAGGCTTCAGACCCTAAAGTTAGAGCAGCAAACATTAAGAAATACAGAGACAGTCTTGCGAGTGGTATAGACTATAGAAGAACCCAAAAGAAAGATTTACTTGACCAACTTCAGTCAAACAAAACTGATGAGGAAAAAAAGAAAATAGCGGACCAATTAAGATTAATCGACGACCTTAATCTTCAAGCGAAAGGAATCATAAACTTAGCGAACGCACCTACCGTTGAGGATTTTCTTGCAGGGCAGGAAACCGTGGCTAATGTGGATAGAGAGCTTATCTCGTCTTTAGTCAGTGAAGGAAAGAATAAAGCCGCAAAGCTTTTATATAATCAACAGTTAAAAGCTATTCAAGACCAACAAAAGAAAAAGGCAGGATTTGTGGAGGTCAATGGTGAGTTTTATGACCCTGAGGATTTACCTACAGGATATGGTTTTAATACAGCCTTAGAAACTATAAACTACACGGCTCTTGCGGGCAGAGAAGAAGAAGGGGTAGTGGGTTCTTTAAGGGCTAAGTTCGGGCAGTTTGGTTTTAGATTTGAGGAATCAGGCGCAGGGGACAACGTAACAATCTACTCTCCTAATGGAAACAGCACGGAGATAAGTCTTGATAATTGGACAGATGCGGGAGACGCTGAGTCAGGAAGAGATATAAAAAGATTCCTGATGACAGAGTATATTGACACAGAACTAAGCGACGAACAACGGGTTGCACAAGCAATGCTTTCTCCCGGAGATGCAAGTCAGGTGGGTATGGGTACAGAGTTTGATTACGAGGACTATTACACCGAAGCAGGATACGACACTCGTAGGGCGAGTATGATAGAAGAAGACGCATTAGCTCTTAAAGAATTAGAAACTTCGATAGAATCCAACACGGCTGAATTTGAGCAAAAAGAAAAAGAGCTTAACGCTATAGGTGATGCTTTAAATAAAGACGTTTTAAACACTGAGCTAAGAGCTCAATATGAAGCAAAGAGACTTGAGGTTCAAGGGTTACAGGCGAAAATTGTACAAGAACACATTCTTGGAAGCAAAGCTATAACGAACTACGAAAACGTACTTAATGAAATGAACCGCTCATTAGGTTACAGGGCTTTGAATTATGTTGAGTGGGATATCAGTAATCTGCCTGAGCTTTTTGTAGGAGAGTTTGCTCGAGGGGGCGCGGAGACAGTTGCAGGGTATATTGATATGGCAGGAGATGTAGGGAACTTATACAACTATGTTCACGAAGGAATTACAGGCGATAAATTATTTACCGATGCTGAATTAAAAGCGTGGAAGAAAAACACTAAGGCTCCTGTAAAAATAGCAGGGGAGCTTGCTTCAGGAGTGATGTTCGGTGGCTTAGACCAATTCAGCTCAAGTGCTGCTTTCGCCGGATTGACTCCTTTAGACGGCTCAGTAGCCATAAAGGACGGTAAGGTAGAGCTTGGAGGTGATATGGTTAGTAACAAAACCGTAGCGAAGTTCAATGAACAGGGATGGTTTGCTCAGGGTCTTACGGGATTATTGCGCTCATCTCCCGCGATGATGACGGGACCATTTAGAATAGCTTCCTTTTACGCAATGGGAGCGGAGCATATAGATGACCAATTTAATAATAATCCTGAGCTTGCAAATCTAAGCGAGGCTGAAAAGCTAAAACTAAAAATACCATTAGGGCTGACAGTGGCTGTGCTCGAAGAAGTTGGTATGAGAAATATGTTAGGGAACTCGTCTTTTGTTTCGAGTATTGTAGGTAAATCTATAGCTCAATTTACAAAAAGACCTGTTGCGCAACAGACGGCAAGAACATTCAGGGAAACAGTTATAAAGAACATAGGGAATTCTGTTGGAGGGAAAATTGCAAAGACAGCTATACTCGCCGGTTCGTCAGGAGCCGCTGAATATGAAACAGGATTTTTACAAGAGTTGGCAGATGTATATGGTAAAGAGCTGTACGACCTCGCTAACAAAACAGACTCTTTTAAAAATGTAATAACTCTTCAGGATAAAGACGGTAGCTTTAGTTTGGATAACGCTGCTAATATGGAACTTCTTACACAGGCTAATCACGCAGGATTAGCGGAGATGGTAGGTGGTATTGTTATGGGTATGCCAAGTGCTGTTACTCAAGCTTCACAGTCCTTTGAATTTAACGAGATTTCGGACGGTCACTTTGAGCTGTTTAAGCAGGTGTCAGAGATTGAGAATGTGGAGGACTTCGTGGTACAGCAGAGAGCAGCCTTAGACGCCGCTGTTGGTTTGGTTAACAATCCGAGTACCGGAGAACTATTAACTCAAGAGGAGGCGGATACTCAGATGAGGAACTATGAAATATTAATAGGACTCAAGAACACTATACCAAGTGAGTTTGCTCCTGAGTATGGCAAGAAGATATTATACCTTGCCCTACAAAAGAAAGGACTACAAGAGGCAATAGATAAACTTGATAAGGGCGCATCTAAAGAGCAACAGCGACAGTTAAAAATAATCGAAGAAGATATAGCAGAGCTGAGCAGGGCTGCCGAGAAAGAGCTTGCTGAAAGTACAAGAGAGTATGAAGCGCAGAAAAAATCAGGGGAAACGGATTTGAATTTCAAAGCTTGGAGATTCCAAGGGATGATGAAGGAATCAGTTAGAGAGGATACTAAAAAAGAGGCAGAGAAAGAGGCAGAGATGGAAGACCTTTCGGGACTTACAGAGGAGGAGGCAGAGGCTCGATTGTTGGCTCAGCAATTAGGAGATACTACTACGCCAACAGAGACGACAACCGCAAAAGATACTACTACGCCAACAGAGACGACAACCGCAGAAGATACTACTACGCCAACAGAACAAACCGTTAGCGTGGATGAGCAAGTGTCGCCAACGACACCCGTTCAATCAACTCAAGAAATGTTGGAGGAACAGTGGAACCAAGAACTTCAGGCGAACAAAGACTCTCAATTAAAGGCGGCTGAACAACAACTCAAAGAGGAGAAAGGTCCGGGAAGAAGAAACTTTTTAATAGGCAGAAGAAGAGCCCCTGTAATTACGCAGGAAGAAATACTTCAGCGAGCAAAAGAAAACTTATACAAACTAAACACATCCCTACAAGAACAAGAAGTGTCGCCGACGACACCGACTCAAGAGGTTTCCCTTGTAGTAAATCCTACAAGGTCACAAGAAAAGCAGGGTAATGTTTATACCATAGAGCAAGACGGTCAAGCGGTTGGTGAGGTTATGTTTACTCAAAACAGTAAAGGAGAGATTGTAGTTCAGGACGTAGATGTTTTACCCGGCAATCAAAAACAAGGCATAGCGACCAAGGCTTATCAGGCTATTAATAATATAGTTGGAGATAGAAAAGTTGTGTCAAGCACTATGTTCGTTGAGGAGGGTGGTGTTAAGCCGGGAGAGAAACTTTGGGAGAGCTTGGTTAGAAATAACTTAGCAAGAAAAACCGATACAGGTTTTGAAATGATTAAGCAAACTACCGATGAAGGTCAGCAGTCTTCACGTAAGCAGGATAAAGACTCTAAAATTCAAAAACGTCTAAACAAAGTAATACAAAAATATAAGAAAGCCCTACAAGAAGCAACTACTGTAAAAGACAAGGCTCAAGCAATACAGCAATATAAGAATAACAAATATGTAGCAGAGCAAAAAGGAGCTACTATCTCTAAGGAAGATGCCGCTATTTTTGAGCAGGCAGAGCAGGAATTAAATGAGCAGGGTATTGAAATTAAACCACTTTTAGGGACTATCTTGCTTGAAGGTTCTATTATAGAGGTTGACGACACAAGAACAACCAAGGAAGCCAAAGACCTTGATACTGATTTAACGGTCAGGGAAATTTCTAACGTATCAGTACCTGCAATTATAAAAGACGGTAAGCAAATTCAAAGAGCAAAAGTAGATGTTACAATCCGTCCTAAAACAACAGCAGAGTTAGAGGCAGGTAAAGACCCGCAGTTTAGAACTAAGCGGGCGCAAAATGAGGACTATATTATATTTGACAAAGTACCGCCTAAAGAAGTATTGTCGTCTATACTTCGCTCATTAAAATCAAGGCTTAGGGCTGAAAATATAGATTTCAATGATACTGTTGTCGATGTCTTTGAAGACTACGTCAAAGGCAATGAGGTAAATATAAATGCAGAAAACTATCCTCTTCAGCTACAAGAAGCTTTAGAAGGTGATGATATGACGTATGGCGAGATAGCCAATATGCTACGAATTACAGGTGTATACGAAACAAATGCAGCAGCCCTAAAAGGAATTAGAGAGATAGGTACAAAAGCAGGAGTTGATATGATGCGTCAAGTTCAAGAAGAGGTGTCTCAAGATACTGAAGCAGATGTTCAAGATGTAGTTGAAAAGATGAATGAGATGGAGTCGGGTAATGTAAGTACCAACTTAGATACTACGGCTGAGGGCGTCACTATAAATACTCAAGAGCTTAACGAGAGAACAGACCGAGAGCTTCCAACGATTACTAACCTACAGATAATAGATGGTATCCCTACTATCTTTACTATATCCGACCAACTAAGAACAGGAGATATTGTGAATCCTCAAACAGGAAATACAATAGACAATCTTCGAGGTGGTCTTGGATTTACAGGCACACAAGGAAATGAGAATGCGGCGTGGGCAAACACCACTGAAAAAGAGGCAGCCGATATTTTTAATAAAGCTGTTAAGACATACGAACAAAACAAAGAAGTGTTTGAGGAGTGGTGGAAAGCAAACCCTGAGTTTGCAGGACACATTCCAATGTCTGTAGTTAAGATGGGTGAGGGCTCTATACTTTCTAACGAGGCTACGTTTAGAGTTCTTAAGGACAACCTTACAAAGATTCCTTTAAAGAACAGAAGGAATGCTGTAAAGCTTTTGAAACAATCTATCAAAGATAAAATTAAAACAAGAGAGAGGTCAATCAAAACAGGACTAAGCGAGAAGGGTGAGAAGCTAAAACCTCTTACAATAAAAAATTATCAGAAAGAGGTAACGGGACATAAAGAAACGCTAAAGACTTTAGCTAAACTAAATCCAAAAACTATAGATGATGTTGTAAGTATTGATTTCATTCAAACATTATCTCTTCCTGCAAGAAGAGTGTTGTTAGAACAAATAACTTTTGGTCAACCAAATCGAGCGGGAGAATCTAAAGCTCCGTCGAGGTCAGACAAGGTTGTGCCTTCAGCATTGATAGAGGGTATGACAAAAGAAGCCTTGGAGCTCGTGCATCTTGGTCCTATAACAGACCTTATTGTTGAACCTCAGCTTAAAGATGTTCCACAGCGCAATATAATTGCGCTACAAGCAATAGAGATAGGTAAGTTTAATCCACAAACAAATGAACTTGTGGAGACCACATTAGAGGAAGCCGTTATAGATACTCAGCATCCTAACTACTCTGTAGGTACAAAGGGAAAAACAATAGGTATTGTGGAGAACCCCGTGTCTGTTGTAAAGGCTTACCCTCAAGCATTTGCAAACGCGATGTCGGGTCTTACTAAGGTGGAGAAAAAGCAAAAGAGAATGAGTAAGTCTAAATACAAAAGACTTACTAAAAAACAACAGGAGACAGCACCTAAACCCGGTGAGCTTGACGAAGCGAGTGTAGGTACTATACTCACTGAAACACTTGGCGTACAGAACGGACTTCCTAATGAAGAGTTTATTGGAGCGATAGCAAGTAACAACATAACACAAGAGCAACAGTTTATCTCGTTTCTAAATCAATCCTTCCCCGGCGTGGTTCTTTCGGTTGACCAAGAGACATTCGACAACGTGATGAAGTCGGAAAAAATTAACAAGAAATTTTTAGATGGCAAGGTTGTTTATGGTGTTACTATAGACGGTGATATATACATCAACCCTGAGGTACACAACACGCAGTCAGACTTATACAATACCGCGATTCACGAGATGGGTCACGTTTGGCAGACTTGGTTACAGACATCTGCAAAGGGAAAGAAGATATACAGTAGGGGTGTTGAGCTCGTAAAGCAAACTGAAGAATATCAAAAACAATTAGAGATTTTTGATGGCGACACAGCCAAGGCAGCTCACGAGGCTATGGCTATATTGATTGGTAATAAAGGGGAGACAATAGCAGAAGCCGCAACTCAAAGTAAATTTAAGGAATGGCTTCTTAGTATGTGGAAGTTTATTCAGTCTTCATTCCGAATGTCTAAAGATGTAAAGGTTGGTGAGCTCCAAGACATTAATCTTGATGAGTTCTTAGGGATGGCATTGGCAGATATCTTTAGCGGTCAACCGCTTAGAGGTAAAGACGCAAGGTCCTTGACCAAGTTGAAGAATCCCGAGGTAGCGTTTAGTGCATCTCAAGATATGAACCAAGTTATTGTGTACGGACGTAACAATGGTTTCTCTGATGCCGCAATAAAGATATATCTACAGCAGAAAGGATACACGGTTACAGAGATAAAGAAGGCGTTAAAAATAAACGAGGACTTATTTGATAACAGTTTCCCTCAGGCTTTTGCCAACGTACCCGGAGGAGTTAATGAGGGAATGGCAATGTATGACCGTACTATTAAGAAGATTCGTAAGTTTATTAGAGAAACAAATCCTGACTTAGCTCAAGTGCAAGCTAAAGCTCAAGAGTTTTTGAAAAGAGACAGAACATTCAAAACATTCAACGACACTCTTCAAAAGAATCTATTGATTGCATTGAATGCAAACCTTCAGATAAATCAAAACACAGATGTCGCCGC